AAAAAAAATACCTATGTGGAGATACACTTTACAATAAACGAAAATAACAAAACTAATAACTATCGCATTGTACGTAAACTAAAACCCACAAAATGCTATTTGTATGTTGACGATACTGATCTCACTGAAAGTACAATTCCAAATACAAATAAAAAAATAAAGAGCATACTCCATAGCTCACCAGAGGTGTTTCAGAATTGCGTAATAATGTCTCTTAACACTACACTACCCTTCATGGCACAAAAAAAGGTAGAAAAGAGAAAATTTATAGAAGGTATTTTAAATTTAGAAATATTCTCCGATATGCTCCTACAGGCTAGATCAGAGCATAATGATGTACAAAAAAAATATGAACATATAACTAAAGATTTTGATCACGCACAAAGTATATTAACCCTCCTTACGGAACAAAAAAATAAAATTATAACTAATATCACGGAACAAAAAAATAAAATTCAAGAAAGAGTTTCGATTATAACCAAAGATATTAAAAGTAATAAATTAAAACTTAAAAATATTAATACAGACTTATTTGATAAGAGCAAAGATAAGTTGATTAGTATAAAGGATAAATTGTTTAATATAGAAAAACAATTACAAGGTAATAATATTAAAATAACAGAACACGAGACTGAAATTAAGTTTTATAAAAAACAAATATCAAACATAGGAACCGACCGAGACGTCTGTCCGACTTGCTTACATAAAATTACTAATTCAGATAGAAGTCATATTAAAAGAGAAAAAGATAAAATTAAAAAAGATATAGACAATCGAGATCAAGATATTACAAGTTTAAATGAACAACAAAAAAATGTTTTAAAATTAAAGACAGATAATACAGAGGCTGAAGGTAAGTTAACTGAATATGTATCTAATATTAAAACTATACATAATAATAATAATTTAACTAAGACGTATATTACTAGCTTAAACAATGATCTCAAACAAAATAAAAAAGAATTAGAAGACTTACATAAAAGAGAAACAAATATAGAAATAAAAGATCTAGATCATAAAATAAAAATTAATGAAAAAGAAGTAGATGAACTATATAAATTAACAGATACAATCCACAGTGATTTATCAACACTACAAGTAGTAAAATATATCCTCTCTGAAGAAGGAGTTAAATCGTTTATAGTAAAAAAGATTCTAGATGTTCTTAATAATAGATTACTATTTTATTTACAAAAAATGGATGCAAATTGTATTTGTAGATTTAATGAATATTTTGAAGAGGAAATAGTAAATGAAAAAGGCCTAGAATGCTCGTATTTTAATTTCTCTGGTGCTGAACGGAAAAGTATTGACCTAGCGATATTATTTACCTTCATGGATATGCGTAGACTTCAAGGAGATATTGCATATAATCTTGTAATGTTTGATGAATTATTAGACAGCTCTTTAGATGAAAAAGGTGTTGAGCTTGTATTAAACATAATTAAAGATCGAGTCGAACAACATAAAGAAAGTATCTATATTATTTCACATAGAAAAGAATCAATTAAATCCGCAACCGGTGAAGTAGTTGTCTTAGAAAAGAAGAACAGTATTACTACCCGAGTGGATTTACCTAACAATTTAATATAAATTTATATAATGATTACTCCTTTTCAGCACTCGAGTCAGCGATTACCATTTGCACAATCACTTGTAAGGAACCCATTAATGAATATCGTTCCGCAGGCGAGTATGACTCCAGCAAAATCTAATTCTGGTCATGCTGCTCCAGAGCTTCCGCGAGCTTTAAACTTTTATGCTGATTATTCTGGTTGCGGTCACTGGAGAATGATATGGCCAGAGCTGTTACTTAATTGTTATGCAAGGGTAAACATCCAAGGCGGTACAGTAATGATAGGCGATAAAAATTTCTATAGTGGAGTTAAAACCGTCCGCATTCAGCGTCAAGCAACTGAACAGCAGCTCAATTATATAAAATGGTTAAAGCAATTATCTAAAGAGCTCAACTTCAAAGTCATATACGAAATCGATGATATAATTTTTAAAGAGGATATTCCTCATTATAATAAGTTTAGATTTGCTTTTGAAGATCCAAAAATCAGAAAAACAAGCATGGAGATTATGCAAATATGTGATGAAATAACTGTCACAAATAAATTCATGCAAGACTATTATATTGAAAAAACGAACAATAAAAAAGTTACAATATTACCAAATTTCATCCCGAAATTCTGGATGGATCGGTTTTTTGATTTTAACAATATACGAGAAAATTTTCAAAAACATAAGAACAAGCCTCGTGTTGTTTACTGTGGTAGTGGCGCTCATTTTGATGTTGAAAATAAAATCAAACAGAGAGATGATTTTCACCACGTTAATGATGTTATACGTAAAACTGTCGATAAATTTCAATGGGTGTTTTTAGGTGGATACCCTCTAACCCTCGTAGATTTAATAAAAGCAAAAAAAATAGAATATCATCCCTGGTCAAATTTAGTCGATTATCCTCAAACAGTTGTAAACTTAAACCCAACTGTTTTTTATGCCCCATTAGAAGATAGTATTTTTAATAGAGCGAAGAGTGATCTTAAGTTTATTGAAGGGTGTGCGTTTGGTATACCAACTATTTGTCAAGATATGTGTACTTACGACTCTGCTTTTCATAAATTTAAAACAGGAGACGATCTAATATCTAAAATAGAATATCTAACTAAAGACAATAAGAAATATATGAAAGAAGTTAAAAAGGCTCGTGAATATATGAAGCATCGATGGATGGAGAGCAATATCGAGATGTACACAGAGCTTTATTCCTTTCCATATGGAGCTGAAGAGAGAAAAGTAATTAATCTAAAAAACGGAATTAGTTGATTTTTCTTTCAATTTCTATTATACTTCTTCTGAGTGTACAGGAATCTTGCATATATCCCAAACCAGCGCGTAATGCGTTTATATACATGGGATCAGAACGGGGTCAGAATTGAAACAGACTGCCCGTATCAACCGTATTTTTATTCAGAGACAAATTCAAATCGGTATGATGCAATCTCACTATATGGCACAAAGCTCCGTAAAACTACGGGTACTAGCGAGCTGGATAGAAGAAAAAAAATTGAAGATCTCGGTGATCATAAAATTTATGAAAATATTTCACCCTATCAACAATTTTTAGTTGATAGGTTTTGGCAGGTAAACGAAAGCGACGATTTCAGTAAATTTCCCTTAAAAATATGGTTCTTTGATATTGAAACATACTCACCAGATGAGTTTCCAAAACCAGAGGAAGCAAGTCATATGATTAATGTCATAACGGTATATGACACAGTAAAGAAAATGTACTTTACATGGGGAATTAATAAATATAAGCCAAAGTCTAGTGATGTAAAATATGTTCATTGTAAAAACGAAACCGACCTATTACAGAAATTTCTAGACTTTTACTGTAAAGACCGACCTGACATTTTATCTGGATGGGCTAGTGAGACTTTTGATATTCCATACGTAATTAATCGAGTTAGAAACATACTCGGTGAGGACGCAACTCGCTTATTTTCCCCAGTGCATGATGAAATTATGAAGCCGATATATCAACGAATGTATCGGGGTAACTTCGGTAAGCAAACATCAAAATATGTAGTTGAAGGTGTGTCAATGTTGGATTATCTTGATGTCTATAAAACCTTCAGTCTCGGCATGAAAGACAGTTATAAGCTAGATAACATAGCTCACATAGAACTAGGAGAGAACAAGGTAGATATAGGAGAAACTAACCTTGCGACACTGTCTATTGAAGATTGGGACAAGTTTGTAGACTATAACATCCATGATGTCCGGTTACTGGTAAAGCTAGAAGCAAAGCTTATGTATATGGATTTAGCAAGAATGTTGTCATACATAGGACTAACACCATTTAACGCAGCTCTAGGTACTATTAGCACAGTAAATGGCCGTGCAATTGTTGAGGCAAGAAAGTCAGATCCACCCCGAGTTATACCGACATTTATAAAAGGTGACGACCACTCCGGTAAGTATGAAGGAGCGTATGTTGGTGAGCCAAAAAGAGGATTTCAAGAGAATGTTATATCATTTGACGCCAACTCTCTATATCCAAGTGTAATGGTTACACTTAACTTAAGTCCAGAGACTAAAATAGGGAGCATCGTCGGGACTGATAAAAATAAGGATAAAGTATATATAAAGACAGTGAATAACAAGGATATTGAGATGTCTTATGGAGATTTTAACAAATGGTGTACTAAAAATCAAATAGCAGTTACAAGAGCAAAAAAACTTTTCTCACAGAAAACTAAAGGAATCTTCCCTCGTATAACAGATCATTTTTACGATATAAGAAAAGGTAAAAAACAAGGATGGAACGAAGCTCGTGAGGAAAAACATCAATTATCTCTCAAACTAAAAAAAGAAAAAAATAAAGAAAACAAAATTAAGTTAAAGAAAAAAATTGTAGAAACACAATTAAAGATTGATCAGCTTTGGATCTGGCAATTCACTTTAAAAATTCTTATTAACCGTATTTATGGATATTTTGGTAATAAAAACTCCGCTATGGCGGATGGAGATATCGCGCGTTCAATTACATTAACCGGGCGTGACGTCATAAAACAAAGTAATATTATCTTACGGAACTATATTAAAAGAAAAACTAATTTAACTGACAAACATCTCGAAAAATACGATCCAATCATCTATAACGACACGGATAGTTCGTATTGCACAATCACTCCGTTATTAGAGCATATAGGTGTAGCCTTACATGAAAATAATAATATTAACAAAAAAGTATATGATATTGTTCAGGATATAGAAGACGATTTAAACATACATATTGAAAAATGGGCACGAAAAACCCTCTTAACTAAAGATCCGAGGTTCGTTTTTAAGCGAGAGTCAATTTGTGATAGAGGAATATTTTTACAAAAAAAACGGTATGTGTTGCATAAGCTAGACGACGAAGGAGTCGTATGTAATAAGTTCAAATACACTGGTGTTGAAGTGGTCAGAACGACAATGCCTAATGCTATAAAGCCATATGTAAAAAAGATTATTGAGCATATGATTATGACTGAAAATCAAAAATCTACAAATGAAATTTTTGAAGAAACATATGAGATTTTTAAGTCACTACCTATAAAAGACATCGCATTTATCATGGGAGTAAGAGATTATGAGAAATATGGCGCTCATACAAAAGACTG